TACAGCGTATGGGGGCTGAAGCTGCCGACGTTGCGCCAGCGCCTGTTCCGCTGCGTGAGTATCCGTGAGAACGACGACGGCACGTATGCCATCACCGCCGTGCAGCATGTACCGGAAAAAGAGGCCATCGTGGATAACGGGGCGCACTTTGACGGCGACCAGAGCGGCACGGTAAATGGTGTCACGCCGCCAGCGGTGCAGCACCTGACCGCAGAAGTCACCGCAGACAGCGGGGAATACCAGGTGCTGGCGCGCTGGGACACGCCGAAGGTGGTGAAGGGCGTGAGCTTCCTGCTTCGCCTGACCGTGGCAGCGGATGACGGCCGTGAGCGGCTGGTCAGCACGGCCCGGACGACGGAAACCACTTACCGCTTCACACAACTGGCTCTGGGGAACTACAGGCTGACAGTCCGGGCAGTAAATGCGTGGGGGCAGCAGGGCGATCCGGCGTCGGTATCGTTCCGGATTGCCGCACCGGCAGCGCCGTCGCGGATTGAGCTGACGCCGGGCTATTTTCAGATAACCGCCACGCCGCATCTTGCGGTTTATGACCCGACGGTACAGTTTGAGTTCTGGTTCTCGGAAAAACGGATTGCGGATATCAGGCAGGTTGAAACCAGCGCGCGTTATCTTGGTACGGCACTGTACTGGATAGCCGCCAGTATCAATATCAAACCGGGCCATGATTATTATTTTTACGTTCGCAGTGTGAACACCGTTGGCAAATCGGCATTCGTGGAGGCTGTCGGTCAGCCGAGTGATGATGCATCAGGCTATCTGGATTTTTTCAAAGGCGAGATAGGGAAAACCCATCTGGCTCAGGAGCTGTGGACGCAGATTGATAACGGTCAGCTTGCGCCTGACCTGACTGAAATCAGGACGTCCATAACGGATGTCAGCAATGAAATAACACAGACCGTCAATAAGAAACTGGAAGACCAGAGTGCAGCGATCCAGCAGATACAGAAGGTTCAGGTTGATACAAATAATAACCTGAACAGCATGTGGGCAGTGAAGCTGCAGCAGATGCAGGACGGACGCCTTTATATTGCGGGTATCGGTGCCGGTATTGAGAACACCCCTGACGGCATGCAGAGTCAGGTGCTGCTGGCAGCAGACAGGATTGCGATGATTAATCCTGCGAATGGCAACACAAAGCCGATGTTTGTTGGTCAGGGCGATCAGATATTCATGAATGAAGTGTTCCTGAAACGCCTGACGGCCCCCACCATTACCAGCGGCGGTAATCCTCCGGCATTTTCCCTGACATCAGACGGGAGACTGACGGCGAAAAATGCGGATATCAGTGGCAGTGTGAATGCGAACTCAGGAACGCTCAACAATGTCACGATTAACCAGAACTGTACGATTAAGGGCATGCTGGAGGCGACCCAGGTCAGAGGAGATTTCGTTAAAGCTGTATCAAAAGCCTTCCCGAAAAAAGTCGGTACGTGGGGTAACACGGAAACACCAAACGGTACGGTTACAGTCACCATCAGCGATGATCATAACTTTGACCGCCAGATTATTATTCCGCCCATTATTTTTAACGGTATAGCGTATGACGATCCGGGGAGCGGAAATAACCCAGGAGGCACGCGATACACGGGTTATGGTTTTGAAGTTCGCAAAAACGGCGTATTAATCGCATCCAGAGAAACTAAAGGGGCCATTCCCGGTAGTTACAGTGCAGTTATTGATATGCCGAGTGGCAGGGGAAGCGTCACTCTGGAGTTTAAGATTTTCCAGAAAGGCAATCAGGGGGCAGGCAATATCACCGACTGTACGGTGATTGTGACCAAAAAAGCCGCTTCCGGCATCAGTATTCGTTGAAATATTTATAACCCCAATAAAGGGCGTCAGGAATGACGCCTTTTTTATTGCAGAAAAGCGAGAGGTAATTATGCGTAAAGTTTGTGCAGCAATTTTGTCCGCAGCCATTTGTCTGGCCGTATCCGGTGCGCCTGCATGGGCGTCTGAACATCAGTCCACGCTGAGCGCGGGGTATCTTCATGCCTCGACGAACGTCCCCGGCAGTGATGATCTGAACGGGATTAACGTGAAATACCGTTATGAGTTTACGGACACACTGGGGCTGGTGACGTCATTCAGCTATGCAGGAGACAAGAATCGCCAGCTGACCCGTTACAGCGATACCCGCTGGCATGAAGATTCCGTGCGTAACCGCTGGTTCAGCGTAATGGCGGGGCCGTCTGTGCGCGTAAATGAATGGTTCAGCGCGTATGCGATGGCGGGTGTAGCTTACAGCCGTGTGTCGACTTTCTCCGGGGATTATCTTCGCGTAACTGACAACAAGGGGAAAAAGCACGATGTGCTGACCGGAAGTGATGACGGTCGCCACAGCAACACGTCTCTGGCGTGGGGGGCTGGCGTGCAGTTTAACCCGACCGAATCCGTGGCCATTGATATTGCTTATGAAGGCTCCGGCAGTGGTGACTGGCGCACTGACGGTTTCATCGTGGGTGTCGGTTATAAATTCTGATTAGCCAGGTAACACAGTGTTATGACAGCCCGCCGGTTCAGGCGGGTCTTTTTTGTGGGGTGAATATGGCAGTAAAGATTTCAGGTGTACTGAAAGACGGCACAGGAAAACCGGTACAGAACTGCACAATCCAGCTGAAAGCAAAACGTAACAGCACCACGGTGGTGGTGAACACGCTGGCCTCAGAAAATCCGGATGAAGCCGGGCGTTACAGCATGGACGTTGAGTACGGGCAGTACAGCGTTATTCTGTTGGTGGAGGGATTCCCGCCGTCACATGCCGGGACCATCACCGTGTATGAAGATTCCCGACCCGGTACGCTGAATGATTTTCTCGGTGCCATGACGGAGGATGATGCCCGTCCTGAGGCACTGCGCCGTTTTGAACTGATGGTGGAAGAGGTGGCGCGTAACGCGTCCGCGGTGGCACAGAACACGGCAGCCGCGAAGAAGTCAGCCAGCGATGCCGGCACATCAGCACGTGAGGCGGCAACCCATGCGACTGATGCTGCAGGCTCAGCACGCGCAGCCAGCACATCAGCCGGGCAGGCCGCGACGTCGGCTCAGTCAGCGTCTTCCAGCGCAGGAACGGCATCAACAAAGGCTACTGAAGCATCAAAAAGTGCTGCCGCTGCAGAGTCCTCAAAAAGCGCGGCAGCTACCAGTGCCGGTGCGGCGAAAACGTCAGAAACGAATGCGGCAGCGTCACAAAAATCTACAGCCACTTCTGCATCCGCAGCGACCACAAAGGCGTCAGAAGCTGCCACCTCAGCCCGGGATGCGGCGGCCTCAAAAGAGGCAGCGAAATCATCAGAAACGAACGCATCATCAAGCGCCAGTAGTGCCGCTTCCTCGGCAACGGCGGCAGGAAATTCCGCGAAGGCGGCAAAGACGTCTGAGACGAACGCCAGGTCTTCTGAAACGGCAGCGGGACAGAGTGCCTCAGCTGCGGCAGGCTCAAAAACAGCGGCTGCATCATCTGCCAGTGCCGCCTCAACAAGTGCCGGGCAGGCCTCAGCCAGTGCCACCGCTGCCGGAAAGTCGGCAGAAAGTGCCGCCTCGTCTGCTTCAACAGCCACAACGAAGGCTGGCGAAGCCACTGAACAGGCCAGTGCAGCAGCGAGGTCTGCTTCCGCAGCGAAGACATCCGAGACGAACGCGAAAGCGTCGGAAACCAGCGCAGAATCCTCAAAAACGGCTGCCGCATCGTCCGCCAGTTCGGCGGCTTCATCGGCATCATCGGCGTCAGCTTCAAAAGATGAGGCGACCAGACAGGCGTCAGCAGCGAAGGGCAGCGCCACGACAGCATCCACGAAGGCGACAGAGGCTGCTGGCAGTGCGACAGCGGCAGCACAGAGCAAAAGTACGGCAGAAACCGCGGCAACGCGCGCCGAGACAGCGGCAAAACGGGCAGAGGATATTGCATCCGCCGTGGCGCTTGAGGATGCGAGCACGACGAAAAAGGGGATAGTCCAGCTCAGTAGTGCGACCAACAGCACTTCCGAGTCACAGGCGGCAACGCCAAAAGCCGTTAAGGCCGCGTATGACCTGGCTAACGGGAAATACACCGCACAGGATGCAACGACAGCACAGAAAGGGATAATCCAGTTAAGCAGCGCGACCAACAGCACGTCTGAAACGCTGGCGGCAACGCCAAAGGCAGTAAAAGCAGCCAATGACAATGCTGAGAAACGTCTGCAGAAAGATCAGAACGGTGCGGATATCCCTGGCAAAGACACCTTTACGAAAAATATTGGTGCCTGCCGTGCCTTCGGTGGGTCAGTAAGCACAACAACAGGAAACTGGACGACTGCACAGTTTATCGAGTGGCTGGATTCTCAGGGAGCATTTAACCATCCCTACTGGATGTGCAAGGGGTCCTGGTCTTATGGCAATAATAAAATCATTACTGATACTGACTGCGGTAATATTCATCTCGCCGGAGCTGTCATTGAAGTAATGGGGATAAAGTCAGCGATGACGATCCGCATTACCACACCGACCACCTCCACTGGTGGTGGAACAACTAACGCCCAGTTTACCTATATTAATCACGGAACAGATTATTCACCTGGCTGGCGAAGGGACTATAACTCCAGAAATAAGCCAACGGCATCAGAGATCGGGGCGTTACCGTCAGGTGGAACAGCAGTATCATCAGTTAATCTGGCTTCAAAAGGTCGGGTAACCGCGCTGACAGACAATACGCAGGGGGCAGCAGGTCTTGAGTTATACGAGGTGTATAACAACGGATATCCAACAGCGTATGGAAATATCATTCACCTGAAAGGGATGACAGCCGTTGGCGAAGGTGAGTTACTCATCGGCTGGAGTGGTACAAGCGGTGCTCATGCTCCGGCATTTATTCGTTCACGACGGGATATGACCGACGCAAACTGGTCGCCGTGGGCGCAGCTTTACACCTCGGCTCATCCTCCTGCAGAGTTTTATCCAGTCGGTGCACCAATCCCGTGGCCATCAGATACCGTTCCGTCTGGTTATGCCCTGATGCAGGGGCAGACTTTTGACAAATCTGCTTACCCGAAACTTGCAGCCGCTTATCCGTCAGGCGTGATCCCTGATATGCGTGGCTGGACGATTAAGGGCAAGCCCGCCAGTGGTCGTGCCGTATTGTCTCAGGAACAGGATGGCATTAAATCGCATACCCACAGCGCCAGCGCATCCAGTACGGATTTGGGGACGAAAACCACATCATCTTTTGATTACGGCACTAAATCCACGAATAACACTGGTGCACATACCCATAGTATTAGCGGGACAGCAAATAGTGCCGGTGCGCACCAACACAAGAGTTCCGGTGCATTTGGTGGCACGAACACGAGCATTTTTCCTAATGGTTATACTGCGATTTCAAATCTAAGCGCGGGGGATTATGAGCACAACAAGCGGTAGTGGCCAGACTCGTAATGCAGGGAAGACATCATCAGATGGTGCTCATACCCACTCGCTGTCCGGCACTGCTGCAAGCGCAGGCGCACATGCACATACTGTCGGTATTGGTGCTCATACGCACTCCGTTGCGATTGGCTCACATGGACATACCATCACCGTTAACGCTGCGGGTAACGCGGAAAACACCGTCAAAAACATCGCATTTAACTATATTGTGAGGCTTGCATAATGGCATTCAGAATGAGTGAACAACCACGGACCATAAAAATTTATAATCTGCTGGCCGGAACTAATGAATTTATTGGTGAAGGTGATGCATATATTCCGTCTCATACAGGTCTGCCAGCAAACAGTACCGATATTGCACCGCCGGATATTCCGGCAGGCTTCGTGGCTGTTTTCAACAGTGATGAGGCATCGTGGCATCTCGTTGAAGACCATCGGGGTAAAACGGTTTATGACGTGGCTTCCGGCGACGCGTTATTTATTTCTGAACTCGGTCCGTTACCGGAAAATGTTACCTGGTTGTCGCCGGGAGGGGAATATCAGAAGTGGAACGGCACAGCCTGGGTGAAAGATGCAGAAGCAGAAAAACTGTTCCGGATCCGGGAGGCGGAAGAAACAAAAAACAGCCTGATGCAGGTAGCCAGTGAGCATATTGCGCCGCTTCAGGATGCTGCAGATCTGGAAATTGCAACGGAGGAAGAAACCTCGTTGCTGGAAGCCTGGAAGAAGTATCGGGTGTTGCTGAACCGTGTTAATACAACAACTGCACCGGATATTGAATGGCCAACAGTACCCATTATCGAATAGTGCATTACGAACTGCAGGATATTATATGGAATAATATTCTGCAGTTTATTGGGGCTGTATTTTAA